GAAATCTCGTTTTGGTTTCTTTTTCTCGTCAATCATTTCAATTGGAGTATTGTCATGATCACATTCATGGCAAATGTATAAATCAGCGCCGCCGGTAGATTTCGGCCAACCATGATCACATTTGTCACATTCAATACGATCGTCTACTACTGCTTCAGCCTTTGGAGTACGTTTACCCATACCAACCTTACGCTTTTGTGCTACCAACGATTCTTTTTCTTTTTTATTGAATGAACTCCATGGTTTTGGTGTATCTGCAGAAACTTTTTTACTAGGACGACATTTCTTTACGCCTTTTGTTTTATCGTTGCCACATGGCCTGCCATTCTGATCTACCCATTTTTCTTTAACCCAACGGCGTAAATCTTCATTTAACAAGTCTTGTAATCGAATCATTATAGTTCCTGTCTTATTCCTAGCTTTGGAAGATATGATCTCCAAGTTTTTAATATAAATTCTTTGTCTTGCAATGTAATAGTATTGTCAGATACCCAAATATCTAAATAGTCATTAACAACATCCTTAAGGGGAGTTTTTGATTTTTTTGCTTTAAAATACAGGCCTTGAATCATTGCTGGTATTTCTTTGGGCAACGTAAAATAGCGAGCAGCAGGTAAATTACCAGATTCAATCCTGGTTCTCATTGCTTGATCAGAATAAATAAATTTGCTGTCAATCATGTTCCATCCACTTTGAGTAGCATGTTCAATTTCGTGACGCAATGTATCTCTTAGTTGCATAGCAATTTCAGATAATATTCTAGGATATTCTGCAGGATTAATTTTAAATCGTATTTCTATTAATGGCGGCTGATCTGCATGTTTTGTTGTTTGATTAAAAATATCACCTCCGGAGCTAAAATCAGGTAGATCTTCAATCCATTGAACTTTGAGTGATAAATAAAATTCTACAGGTATTGTATCATTTTCAATTTCCTCAAAATATATTTTATCTTGTTCGGCATCGTCATTAATATCTGCTAAAGTTTCGCCTCGTTTAAAATATATTTTTTCTCCAGCAAATTTTCCATCTGGATCGGTTGTTGCAGCATAACTGTCTTTTATTACTTGTAATAGCTTGTTTGATAATGTAGTTACTAAACTATCATAACGACCTTCAATAATAAGTGATTTCATTGATATCATATTAATAAATATCAATCTAGTAAATTATAGTTCCACCAAGTTTCTTTGTCTTTGTTGAAAGGATTTCCGGTTTGCTGATAATAACAATTGAGACAAAGCATTTGCAAATTATCAATATGATGATTGGTTTCATCTCCGTCAACATGATCTAAAAGCAATGGTACCGTATCATCTGTTATTCGTCGTTCTTCATATCCGCAGCTATCACAACATTCTTTCATAATACCTAAAGCCAATAGCCTGTTACGAATCTTCCATGTTGGATAATTTGGATGATGTCCTTCTAGAATTGTATCTATACTATATGCGCCGGCGGTTGCTTTAACTGTATCTTTAGCAATACCTACCCCGGCTTGATTGGTATGCATATCATAAAGAGTTTTATCTGTCTCTCTATCAATATACAGCTTAGCATATTTTTTATATGTAGTAAATGATACCTTTAAGAAACGTGATGCCTCTGCATTTGACTTTGTATTGGCCATAGCATATCGAATATCAGTTTCAGGTAAATCTAGTGACGATCTACCACGTCCATAAACATACTTATATTGTGGTTCGTCACCCATTTAATATACGCCTAGTTTTCTTAGTTCTAATACTGCTTGTTTTGGAAACAATTTCTTGTTAAACATTTCATGAAGTTCTACTGTTAACTTTGAAGTATAATCCATAAATGTTTCTTTGTAGATTCCACTTTGCGTTCTTACATCTGAATACCATGTTGAATATGATGTAAATTTATCATTGAAACGATCTGCATCGGTTCTATTTTCCCAATATTCAATTTGATCTTTCAATGGCCACATATCAACCGAGATATTTGGATCTTTTCGTATTGCAGAAAGGAATGGATTTCCTTCTTGGCGTTTTTGGTTTCTGGATATAAACTTATCCATTAAATTGATTGAACGGTCTTTTGGAGACATTCCTGTGTGTGCTGATTTTTTTCCCATAACTTATTTTTTTATTTTTTCTTGTAATATAACTAGTTTTCTCCAAGCATCTTCTGCTCGGTAAATATATTTTTTAAATTCAATAACATTGAATGATTCCCGGGCCATATCTGCTTTTTTTATATTTCTATGATATGTTGCATGAAGCAACCCAATTTTAATATTTGTTATCCAATTAATCATGTTTTTTATATTTTGTAAGTGTAACTGACAAACCTTGCTCTTTTAATTCATCTCGTACTATTAAACATTCTTCATATGAATCTATAAAAATATCACAACGTAACGCCGTATGTACAACGTGTGCACATTGCGCTGCTTGTATATAACCATGTTGACATATATCCATTAAGCAATTTACAACATGATCAAATGTATTTTGATCATCATTATGTAATATTACTAGCCAGGTGCCCCGTTTATTTAATAATTGTTTTTTCAACATCTCTAATTATTGCACATTGTTCGTAATACTCATTTTGTTCAGCATACGCTAAACATTGATGAAGAAACTGTTTCTTTTTAAATTTATCCCACGTTTTAGGCCATTCCCACTTATTAGTCGACATATGATTTATAGCTGTGATTAACAACTTGTCGATAAAGTTCTCTTCCATAATTTATAATATATAAATAAATTAAATAATCCAAGAATCATGTTATTTGTTTTAAAACATATCGTCCCATGGAGTATCTTTAATAGTTTGTTTAGGAACCGTTGTATTAGATTTTTTATTGGGAGTTGGTTTAGTTAATTGAACATACAGTTTTTGACCAATTTTTATGTTGTCTGAAGTTAATCCGTTGATTTGTTTTAATTGTTGAACCGTAATTTTATATTTTGCTGCTAATTCTGATAATGTGTCGCCTGATTTAACTGTATGTGTAACTGACTTATTTATATCGGTAGCCATATTGACTGCACTACGTACTGTAGATTTCCATGTGTCGATAGGTTTTTTTGATTTTGGTTTTATTTTATTTAAAATTTCTCGAGCAATTGCTTGCCGTTGTTTTAACATAGGCTTACCTGCTTGTTCATAATTAGTTACAAAATCTTCTGTAGCAGCATTTATATCTTTTGATTTTTTAAATACATCAAAATCAAACCCAGGATGATTATTTATTTCATTTTTTAAAAATGAATATGCGTGCATGTTAGTTGCCGGATTTTTTTTTATGTCTACTTTAAATTTGTTTAAAACATGATCGCGGTATGCTTGTTTTCTAGCAGGATATGTCCATTGTGCCCAACTATATCCTAAATCTCCAGAGTCAGACAATGTTCCTGTTTTAACTCCCGAACCCTGAATTCTATGTGGGAGGAATTCACTTTCATGTTGTATGTTAGCAGCCATAGCTGATGCTGCTTCAGGTGTTAATCCTAAATCAGCCTGAAATGTTTTTGCCCAATAAATTGCTGTGTCAATAGTAGTTTCAGTTAATAAATGTTTTAAGCGAATCATTATTTGCCTTTTTGATCACGTATAATTAATTCGCCTAATACTTCCAATCGACCCACTTCACGTTGAAATTCAATTGCTGTCATACCCAATGAAATCTTTTTAAGTGTTTCAGCGAATTCTTTTTTTGCAGAATTAATATCAAATTTACCTGCAGTAGCTCGGCGATAATATGCAGCTTTCACTTTAAAGTGATGCCATGTTAATAGCGCCAGACCGCCTTTTTCTTCAGCAGTTGTAGCTATCTTAGCAGCGCCTTTGCCTCGAGTCTCTGCAAATTCCTCAAACTTATCGTTAGTTTGTTTGGATTCAAATAATAAATTATATAGTTTCATATTAATAAATATCAATTGTTCCAAATAACATTTTTAAATTTTTCTGGAGATAGTCCAAAGTAATTAGTTCTCCATTTTGTTTGTTCAAAGAAATCTAAATAAAACCAGTCATCTTTTAATTGCCATAATCGTTTTGCAACATCATCCCAATCATTATTTATTACAAAATTTTCAATTTCTAATTTCTTTTCATGTATTAATTCATAATCAAATGAATCCCATTCATAATGAAATACTTCAAATACTGAATTTTTAGATACATAATCTATAGAAATATCAATGCCCCATTTGGGTTTCATTTTGATAATTTTATATAACATAGGATTAGATGATGCATACTGCGTTAATTGTTCTAAGGCAGAATCAGTATATGCTTTTCGTTCGAATAAGTCCGAATGATTGATGTGTGCGCCGTCAAACTTATCCCATACAATCCATGGTTGTCGTATTACAGTTTCATGTCGCCGCACGTTTTTTGGATAACCGTTGATATCTGCATATTGTTGTTCGATTGTAGTTAAATGATATCCATTTTGATCAAATAAATTGGTACAATGTGTATCATTTAAAATATCAACATTTTCTAATTTTATATTCCAATATGGATTTGGATTAAATGTTGTATTTTCTATATTCATATTTTATTTTTTAAATATTGGTCCGCCCGTTACCCATGCTGCACAACTTCTTGACCCAGCACATTTAAAGTGAAGAAAGTTACAATAACCTAAATCACCCATTTCGATCGTAGCTAATGCATCGATGTTTTTTTCATCGCCTTCAATTCCTTTAGTCATACAATCGTACATCTTATCCGATATATCAAATGCGGCACAATTGGCACAACGCATTGTTTTAGCAGTAGCTTCATCAGTTTTCCAACGCTTAGCTGCATCTTTCCAATATTTGCCTGGCTTATCTGGGTTTGCTGGTCCGTAATGATATTCATCAATTCCATGTTGACGATTCTTCAAATTAACATGAATATCTTGTGTTGCAATTGGGCAACCTGTTTTTGCTTCTACGAGTAAATGTTTTAGTTTTTCCATTACTTTTTATGTTTTGCAATTTCAATTGCTGCTAATTGAGACAATGCTGCCCTTTTAGTTTTAGCTTGTTGAGATAATCGTCTACCTGTTTTAGTAGTAGCAAAATATCCAGCTTTAGTCTTTTCAATGCGTTCTGGCATCATTTGTTTGAGATGATTTTTAAACCCTGCAGGAACAAACTGTGGTTGCTGCATATTATAATCATCATTGTCTTGTCCAACTTCATTCATTAAGAATCCGGCAACTTCTTCTACATCGTCTTTTGATGTTGCAATATGGTCTGCTGCCCAATCATGTCCATTACTTAATATTTCCTGTACATGTTCTGGATCCATTTGTAACATTGCATCTACATGTTTTTTAATAATTTTTAAATTACCAAAGAACATGTAGTTGCCGTCTTTAGAATTACATGTGCAAGTGCTAGGGCAATTACAATGACTCATGATCTTATTTGTTTTTATTGATAATAGACCAAATAGCACCAGTTAATGTTAAAACACCACCAATACACTCTGTTACAAGAGTTTCGTCAACAAGTCCTCTTGCTATAACTATACCACCGATAAACGTTAAAGTATGTCTTACAATACCTAAAAGTTGTTCTTTTGTCAATTTCATTTTTATTCCTTTTTTTTATATAAATATATTACTTGTTCGATTCTTTGTTTTTGTACATTGGCCAATTTTTTGTTTTTTCATTGATCCATTGTTGTCGATCATCACAACCACAATCTTCATTTAATAATTGTGCAATTTTTTTTGCAATTTGATCTAATCTTGTTGCTGATGTTATTTTTTTAATATCGTCGCCTAATCCTTTACTTTGCATATATACTTCCGTTGTTAGCTGTATTTGTTAGTTGCATAATCATTGTTTGATATTGTGCTGTGTGTGGAATTTCAAAAACATCATGTCCTGGAAATTTATAATCATGTTCTGGTTGCATCATTAACATGTGACCGGTGTCATCAATTCCTAGTACAGGATGCGGAACATTGCGCATTGTAATTCCACCATTTGGTGTTTGTATCATTGTGCATTTACCTGGGTGATTCCATTGGCCCATAGGATCAACTACTGCACTAGTTTTTTTTATTATGTTGTCCCAACCTGATTTTTCTAATTTCTTTTTACCTGTGATGTGCATTATTAATTCTTCGGTAATTTCTTTATGATCATCGGGTTGCATTGAAGATGGCAACATGTATTTATCAGCTTTAAGTACTTTTGCTAACATTGCTACTAAAGCTCCGCCTGGGGCTATTGCCATTGTAGTTAAGCCTAGTAGTTTAATAACATCCTTCATTTGATTGCGAACCCATTTCCATTGTTCTGGCGTTAGTTTGTCGCCATTAAGATGTTGAAGAAGCATGGTCATGGCCTGTTTTGTCTCAGATGTCTCTGTCTTTATGGCGCCAACAAACTTTTTTACTTGATCTTTTGCATTGTTAGCCATAGCCGGCACATTGAGTTCATTTACTGCATGTTCTAATGACAGACGCCCTCTTTTTATTTTTTGTTCTAATTGTTTTAAACGTTCTAAATAGCCGTGATTACGTAGATGTTTATATGCCATATTCTCAATTGAATATTCGCCTTCTGTATCTAAACCTGTTTGTCGTAAATGACGCAATCTTTGTTTTATGCTAGCAATTTTTTTGTCGGCTTGCGGGTCTGTATCTTTTAAAGAATCAATTTCAAATTCATATGGTTCTGTTTTATTTTGAATAGCCGCATCATCAATTGAAATTTGTTCTGCATTTGGTTGATTCAACCATTTGTTGTTCATAAGCGAAAATATTCCTACTGATGAATGAAGTTCTTGATTTGAATCTTGTGCATACAATTCAATATTCATTCCCTGATATTGTAATGGATAATTTACGTTCCATACACTTTTTTTAGCGTGCATGTAATTACTTACAATATGCATATTGTCGCCGACATTCATATAATTAATTACAACATGTAAATCAATGTCACTCCACCGTGTCCAATTATAATTAGCATTGCTACCAATTAAAATAACATCTAATATATCAACATCAACTTCTAAAAAATCATAGAATGCTTTTGCTATTTTTATAAGACCAATACGAACCTTAGGACGTAATTCATGTCCTATCCAAAGAGATGGATTCAATTCATGTTGTGATTCATATTCTGTTATCATTCTATATCCAATGCCTTTTTTAACGCATATATTTGAGCTTCTTCAAATCCTTTATCTACTAGCGTTTGCAATTTTTCTGTAGTTGTTCCTGGTGCTTGTTTAAATTCAGTTTCAATTGAATTCTCTAAAGACGTATCAACTACCGTACCGCCTGGTATACTTGTTTCTGCATTTGATGTTGAATCTTCGCCGCCTAATGCTGATATAGCTGCGCCTCCTATTGCAGTTCCCATAACAGCTTCTTTTGACTCTATCAAAAATTTATTGAACACCATAAAGATGGCAGGCATTATTACAGCTTGTGGATCATCTTGCGGGTCTAGACCTAACTTCTCTGCTAAATCTTCAATTTCATTTTTTACAATATCTAAATTTTTAGGATTAGATAATCGATATGAATCCAATTTAAATACCTTTGCAAACATTTCTGGATAACCTGCTTTCAAAACCGTGCCGGGTCTAAATATGTTAGATGCTTGTGAAAATGCATTCTCAACAAATTTTGCATAATATGGATTATTTGCATCAGCTGACTGTTTTCCAATCGTATTACTAATTTGTTTCCATTTCAGTGGATTAGTTTTTTGTAATGTATTAAACCAGTTATACATTTCTTTGGTTGGCCTAGCATAAATCCATGGAGGAATTCCTAAAGAAGCTAACTCGCGAGCTGTAAGTTTTTTGTTTGATTTAAACATTGCTGTAGTTAATGTTGAATTAGAGGTAATCTTTTTCATGAATCTAAAATCCATTGCATCTTTAAGATACATCATTTCGCGTTTGCCAATACCTAATTTTTTAATCAAATTAACGGCAATTCCATATCCACCAAAAGTTACTGCATTTGCGCCTAGTTTAAATGCAAGTTTACCAGCACCGGCAGTTTTGCTAGCAATTTTAGATGCTTTAATTGCAGCTCTTATTTTTGAAAGCATTGATTGCTTAATTGGTACGCTTGTTGTATTACGAATTAATGCTGATATTTCATCTATTTGTTTCATTACAGCATCCATGGATGTGCCAGGAGCATAGTTTTTTAATGCGCGTTTACCTTTAAGAAGCAGCTGCGCAACAGCATCGCCTTTCTTAGCAATTGCTTGTAATTGTATTTTATTTAGTTTTCCTGATTGAATAGCTAATTTATAAAAATCAACTAATTCAGTTGTATTTCCTTTTGCAGCTTTTTTCCAAATCCTAGCAGCCGTAAACGTGCCTCCGGCAGCATCTATTGTTCCTTTAAGTCCAAGTTTAATGCCTGATCCTATTACTGGAATAATTGCTACCAATGAAAGTGCGCCATCTAAATACTTTCCACGAGCAAAATACATGATTGCATTGATTGCATCTAAGATATCACCATAACCAGGAATAAATCCTAACCAATCTAATGCTGTTTGTATTTTATCAATAGTTTCTAGCTTGTTATATTGAATAGCTTTGCCTTGAGCTTTTTGTGCTGCACGAGTTTTTTGTGTATCTTTTATTTTTTGAATTGATTGTGTAATTTGCTCTATTTTGATTGGTTGTCCATCTATATAAATTGAATTATTTTTGAACTCCCATGGTACAGTCTTATTTGTAGCTTTTATGTCTGCATTTCCATCACTATATATAGCTAATCGTCCTAATATAGCATCATCGTACGAATATGCTTCTAGTCCCCTAAAAGTCCATGGGCTAATATTATTTGATGCAAATATTTTTTGTATTTCGGGCCAAGATGATACTGATTCTAACAACACTATTTGTGATTGTTGAACATTATATATTTCATTTAAAACAATTTGTTTAATGAACGATCTATTCATATTAATTTCTTTTAATATAAATATCAGGATTTCCAAAAGAGTTGCACTAATATAAGTGCAAATGCTAATGCAAGTGAGATTGTAGTCTTAATATTAATACCTTCTGATTTAAATAAGTAAGTCATAGCCGTAAAAATAATGATCCCTGCCGTAAATGACATGAATCTACCGGGCCAGAATTCTCCATTAAATCCTTGTACAACTAGGCTAGTTGCCTCCATGAATAACCAGGTAATGGGGACTCCTAAGAGCATTAATGGAAATTTATATTGTCTTGCCCATGGCCATATGATAGGCCCATTTGTTTGTATCCAAACTATTGCTTGTCCAAACATAAACATGAGATATGACATTACAATGTATCGATAATTCATATTATAATATAATGAATTATGTTGTTGTTTCAAAGATTAAAACCGTTTATCGAATACCTTTATGATTGTCGATGCGATCTAGAATTTGATTTAACACGTCGGCTTTAATAAAACCGCACATTGATGCATTTTTTAATGCACTAATTAATTGGAAAATAACAAATGGTATTAGTATTGTTTCACTTAACCACGTGGTGCCTTTAAACCCTTGTTCAACCAATAAGATTACAGTTAAAAACATGCACCAAACAGCTGCTGTTCGAATAACACTTAATGCTTTAAATGTTTTGAATCCTTCACGTTTAGCTCCAGCAATTACACCAAAAAACCCATCTAAAAAAACTACGGCAATTAATGCCAAATATTGTTCTGAATATGTCATTGTTAAATTAAAAAAGTATGTGCAAATAAATGACATGGTTGTTGATATTGATAATGTAAATGCTAGTGCTGATGTTTTCATATGATATCCGTTGACTCAATTAATGTATATGTGAATGAATTTCCGTGAATGTCTTTTGCTTTGCGACAAATTGTCATAAACTCTTCAAAGTCTTTAGATCTTTTAAATACTTGACATCCTTCTGACCAATTTTCTACATAAGTAGAATCAACTCCTGCTTTGTGGATGTTGATTCCAAATACACCTTCATCAATTTTTGTTTCATCAAACTTTAAATCTTTATTAGCATCACGATATACTTTAACGTTTTTTGCTTGACCTAAAGCCTCGTATTTTCCTTGATGTAATCTAATTGT